CATCTGCTACAGATGGTAATGAAGTACAGGTTAATATGCCTGATAAAAGTATTAATGTTGATCAGACAGGATTAACTATTGGAGAAGAATATTTTACTGATGGCACTAGCAATGTTAGACCATTTTATAGTGGTGGTGCTTCTCTAACTACAGGTAAATATTTAGGAACAGCTATATCAGCTACTGACTTACAATTAAAAAAAACGCCAACCGAACTTATTGGTAACTCAAGTGCAAGTATAACAAAAGGTAAACCTGTTGTTGTTGATGCGGATGGCGATTTTACTCAAGCTGGTTTTGTGGATACTGCAATTTCTTATTCAGCAGGTTCAGAAACACAAATAGATACAGACCAAATATATTATAATACAATTTCATATAATACAGATAATAATTATTTTGTTGTATTTTATTCAGAAACTAATGCTTCTTATTATGGGTATGCAAGAACTTTTCAAGTAGCAGATAAAGTTATTTCAAACAATCAATCGCTAGGAGCTTTTCATACTAACACAACTAAAGTTTTGGATAGTGCTTATATTGGAGGTAGTAAACATATTGTTTTTTATATTGATGAAAATAACTATCTTAACGCAAGAGTAGTAGAAATAGCAAGTGATGGTACAGGTACTTATGGAACAGAAAATACAATAAATAGTGGCACAACATATCAGAGAGGTTCTTGTTATTATGATACCGATAAAGATGTCGTTGTTGTTATCGCGGGTATGGATTCTAACACTTGTAAAGCAATAGCGTGTACTGTTTCAGGTACAACAATTACAGCAGGAACAAAACAAGCTGTTCCAAGCTCAGATGAACAAGTTTATGACACTTCAAGTAGTTATGATGTTGAAAATAGTATTGGCTTAGTAGCTTGGGATAGAGATCAATCAAGTGCTAAACTTAATTGTGCAACAATAACGCTAAGTGGCACAGGAAATAGAACAATAACATTTAATAGTGTATTAGAGGTAAAATCAGCTACTAACATTATAACAAGAGGTTCTTTAACTTACGACCCTGTAAGTAAAAAGCATTTATTGGCTTATACTTATAGTCCTTACTCTTATGTGTATGGAGTAGTTTTAACTGTATCTGGAACAAGTGTTACAAAAGGTACTGAAGCGTCAATTTTTTCAGGTTTTGGTAGTAATTGGGCTTTGCAAGGTTCAGATCAAGGTGGCATAAGTATTTATTATAGAGACACATCATCACCATATTATTTAAAAGGTGCTGTTGCTACTATAAGTGGAACAGGTTTTTCATTAAGTAATGAAGCTACTTTAAATGGAGAGGAAGTTAAAAACGGAAATTTTGGTGATACTGCTTACCGATCATCTGATAATATGACGATTGTATCTTATGTAACAGAAGCTAGTGATTATTTAGAAGCTATAGTTACAATTCCTAATGGAACAATAGAAGCATCAAATCTAACAACAGAAAATTATATTGGTATTGCAAAGTCTTCATCTTCAGCAGCAAATAAAACTGCAATAATTACTGTTGATGGAGGTGTTGATTCTAATCAATCAGAATTAACAGCAGGGCAATTGTATTATGTCCAAACCGATGGTACAATCAGCACCACTGCTGGAAGTCCATCAGTCGTTGCAGGAATTGGTCTATCTGCAACGGAATTATTAGTGACCAAATCGTAAAAGGAGAAAAAAATGCAAACGATAGTAAGAAATGGAACAAATATTAGTCTTTATTATTATCCAGATAGTAAAACTATAGATATTGGTTCTGATTCAACAACAGTAAGTGATAGTGGCACACCTGAATTAATTATTTCAGATTGTGATACAGGCAACGCAACATTACATCAAGGTGTAGATGCTAAATCAGATTATTGGGGTTGGAAATATAAACATGATGGTTCTTCATGGTCAGCTAACGCAGATTTTAAAGGTAGTAATCACCTTTCATCTGACATTAATGATTCTGTAACAACTATTCCTGTTAATAGTTCAAACCCATTTACTACATCAGGCACTGTACAAATTAGTGATGAAAAAATTACATATACAGGTGTTTCAGGTACATCTTTAACAGGTTGTACTCGTGGAGCAAGCTCAACAACAGCTGCTTCTCATAGCAATGATTCATTAGTAACACAGGTCTAGTTAGTTAAATGTATAGTGTAGCCTCATATTCTCAGATACCCTTTTCTGATCAAGGGTCTATATCTGTTAGTGTGGCAGTATCTGGTGTTTCCGCTACAGGATCAATAGGAACAGTTACAAACTGCCCAGCATTAACTGTTGTTCCTACTGGAGTAGAAGCAACATCTGCCGTAGGCACACCTACATTTAAATTAGATTTTACATTTTCTGTTACAGGGGTTGCAGGAACTTTCCAATCTATTGGGCCATATTCGGTTAATGTTCAAAGCAATGTAACTGTATTTGTAACAGGCAATGATATTGCTGCAACATCAGCATTAGGTAGTGAAGAAGTATTACTGGCTCCAAATGTTTATCCAACAGGCGAAACAGCAACTGGAGGAGTAGGAACTCCGTCAATAAGCACACAAGCTATTGTTAGTGTAACCAATACGAATTTATTAATGACATCAACATTGGATGATGTTAGTGTTGGAACGGGTATAACAGTATTCCCAACGGGAGTATCTGCATCTGGAAGTATAGGATTCATTACTTTTAATTGGGGTTCTGTTGTTTACCCAACAGGAGTTGAAGCTACTGGTCAAATTGGCGATTTACTTCTTTGGCAAGAAGTAGATAGCAGCCAAACACCAAATTGGACAAGGATTGCTGCATAATGGCTACATATAGTAATTTAGGTATAAAATTAATTGGCACAGGTGAGGAATCAGGTACCTGGGGCACAAGTACAAACACAAATATGGAATTGGTTGACCAGGCAATATCTGGTTATATTAGTCATGCATTATCAGATGGTGACGCAACTTTAAACATAACTGACGGCTCTAGTTCAACTTCAAGAAATAAATACATTAATTTTACTGGCACTTTAACAGCACATAGAACAATAACATTAGGCCCAAGTGATTTAGAAAAAACTTGGTATATTAAAAATGCCACGACAGGTGGTTTTAATTTAGTATTTAAACAAGGATCATCTGGTACAACTGTAACAGTTCCAAATGGTATTACTGCTATGATTTTTTCTGATGGCGGTGGATCAACAAATGGTAATATAAAAAATGGTATAGGTACTCTTTTAACAAACGGTCTTATTCCAGAAGCGGACAACACGCATGATTTAGGTTCTGCTACATATGAATGGAAAGATTTATATGTTGATGGTATTGCTTATTTAGATCAAGTTGATATTGATGCTGGAGCTATAGATGCCGTTGATATTGGTTCTAATGCACCTGCTACTAATTTAACTGTTGATAGTGTTAATATTAACGGAAACGAAATACAAGCAACATCAAATCAATTAGCTTTTGTAACTGGTGGTTCAGCTGAAAGAGTAAGAATAGATAGTTCAGGTAATATATTTTATGGTGGAAGAACGACAACAGGTGCTACAACTAACGCTACTGCATATCTTGACACAAGTACAATGTATAAATCTTATCAAGGTACTGGTACACCACATATGACATTTTTAAATGGTGCAACAACTGTAGGCACTATTACTAATAACGGAACGAATGCCTCTTATAATACAACTTCTGATTACCGAAAGAAAAATGTAATTGGTCATATAGAGGATGCATGTGAAAGGGTTCTTGACCTTCAACCCCTTCAATATGAGTTTAAGGATATTATTAATCCTACAAAACAAGAAGGTTTTTTAGCTCATGAAGTACAAGAAGTTGTACCTCAAGCAGTCACAGGTGACAAGGACGCTGTTGATCCAGTAACAGACGCACCAATCTTGCAGCAATTAGATCACTCTAAGCTGGTTCCTTTACTTACTCAGGCATTAAAAGATGCCATCTGGAAAATCGATGACCTCGAAGAGAAAGTGGAACAATTGCAAGATGCCTTTAGCGAAATTTAATTTTAGACCAGGAATAAACAAAGAAACAACAGATTATACAGACGAAGGTGGCTGGACTGATGGTAATCTTGTTCGCTTTCAATCTGGTCTTCCTCAAAAGATAGGTGGTTGGGAAAAGTATTCTGATAATACTTTTTTAGGTAGTTGCCGAACATTATTTGAATGGTCTGATTTTGACGGCAACCAATATGTAGGTGCAGGAACTAACCGTAAATTTTATGTTTTAAACGATGGTATTTATCATGACATTACACCATTAAGAGCTACACAAACTGTAAGTGATCCAATGACAACAAATGGCACAACTTCCGTGCGGTTTACTGTCGCATCTCATGGTTGTGCAACTGGTGATTTTGTAACAATATCAGGACTTTCAGCACCTGTTAATGGTATTCCAATAACAGAAATAAACGCAAATCATACAGTAGCTGTTGTAGATGCTAATAATTTTGATATAACAGTAGATACGACTGCTTCTGGTTCAACTTCTAGTACTGGAGGCTCTCTAACATTTAAATTTGAAATTCCGGTAGGAGAAGACCAACAATCATTATTAGGTGGTTGGGGAGCCAGTACATGGAACGCTGGTTCATGGGGATATGGTACTCCTTTAGCTGGATTTAGATTATGGAATCAGGATAACT